TTGCACTAGTCACAGTAGACGATGATGATTTACTAACAGACACAGGACATATAAATGTTGACAAAGTGTATCAAACACCTCAAGCCAATGGCTATCTAGAAGGTTATCTCACAGGAGATGGGATTCCAGCCAATGGAGAAACCTATACAGCGGCTACAACATTTCCGGCCAATCCAGTTGTAGGAATGTTTGTACTACGTACTGATTATGCACCAAATAGATTGTTTAGATATGATGGGAAAAGATTTGTGAAAATAGAAGATAACGTAAGACAGACAATGACACAGAGCAGTACCAGAAACACACAGAAAACTGGCTTTATCAACAACAACAACACCACTACACTTGCTGACGGATCATCAACTACGCCTGAACGTGTAGCACTTAGCAAGTTGTTAAAACCACAGGCGGATAATTAATGGACCACTTTTATGACGGGCAGGTAAGAAGATACATTTTACAATTTATAAGAATGATGTCTAATTTTTCCTATATCACAGGAAAAAATTCTAAAGGTGCCAGTGAGACTTTGCAGGTACCTGTGAAGTATGGAGACATGTCAAGACAGGTTGCACAAATTATTAAGAAAGGCTCTGAAAATACTTTAATAGCCGCACCACAAATTTCCTGTTATATTACAAATTTTGCATATGATAGAGATAGAATGCAGAATCCTTATCATATTGATAAAACAAATATTCGTGAAAGAGAATTTGACGATGCAACACAAACTTATACAGGAGCACCAGGCCAGTCTCATACCATCGAAAGAATTATGCCTACACCATTTGAATTAACATTCAACGCAGATATTTTTACTACTAATACAGATCAAAAATTACAAATACTAGAACAAATACTAGTATTGTTCAATCCTTCTTTAGAATTACAAACCACTGACAATTTTTTGGATTGGACTTCGTTAAGTTTTGTAGAAATAACTAATATTCTTTACACATCAAGAGCAATACCATCAGGTATAGCAGATGACATTGATGTTGCAACATTAACATTTAGAACACCGATATGGTTATCACCACCTGCTAAGGTTAAAAAGTTAGGCGTTATTACAAATATCATTACATCAATGTTTGCTGATGATGGTGGGGAAAATACTCTAGAGGAGATGCTAGGCGAATCACTGTCAAGACAAATAACTACTCCAGGCAATTATGCTGTGCTGTTACTGGGCAATAGAATGACACTGTTAGGAGAAGCGGGAAATGGTCTCACAACTCATGCTGACAACCGACAAAACAAAGCATTTGAATCGCAATCACAGTATGGCACAAAGATCAATTGGCACAAACTAGAAGCACTGTATTCAAAAACAATACTAGGAGGCGCATCTCAAGTAAAACTACAACAATCAGCGACAAATATAAATGGCGATGACATTATAGTAAATGTAACTGGCACAGTGGCCATTGATCCACAAGACGAAACAACACTGCTGTTCACTGTTGACGTTGACACAGTACCAACTAACACAATGAATGCTGTTGATGCGGTAATAAATCCATTAACTTTTAATCCAGTAAATGCACCAAATGGCACAAGATATTTGCTGACGGAATCTATTGGTAGTGCAAAGGATGACTCAACTGTTAATGTAGGGCCAAGTGCTTGGGGCAACCTTATTGCAAATGCAAATGACATCGTAGAAAAAGTCGGCAATATTTTTGTTGTAGACTTTAATGCTGATTTCGATGATGGGTCTACGCAATTACTTAGAGGCAATTTAGATTCTTCATCACTAGGTGACAGCACTTTCAATCAAGTGCATTATGTCACTAACCTAACAAGTGGTATTCAATACAAGTGGTTGCCTGAAAACAGCATGTGGGTCAAATCATATGAAGGTTTTTATGAACCAGGCACTTGGACTATTGAATTTTAGAGTATAAAATACTTGTATGAGTGAAATAATTTGTTCTGGCTGTCTGTTCTATGCCAAACTTACAAAAAGATTTTTGTTTCTGAGTCGTTCAGCAAAACAAAAAGGCACATGGGGCATGGTTGGTGGGAAATCCATTGATACTGAAACTCCATGGCAAGGACTCCAAAGAGAGATTGTTGAAGAGGTTGGCTTTGCGCCTACAATCTTAAAAACAATACCTTTAGAATTATTTGTATCCAAAGACACTAAATTCAAGTTTCATACCTTTGTATGTGTAGTAGATCAAGAATTTACGCCCAGACTGAACCAAGAGCACTCAGGATATGCTTGGGTGTCTATGAATGCATGGCCACTGCCTCTGCATGAAGGTGTTAGAAAAACTTTACAAAACAAACAGATTAAAACTAAATTGCAAACTATTTTAGACTTGATAGTCTAATTACATCATTGTGATCATGATGTCGATGACATCATTGCCGGCAGTATCTTTACTCTCTAATGCTTTACCTATCACTGTACCAATAGATGGATTTGCTTCTGCTCTGGCTCTTCCGTTGCCTGCAGATACCAATAAGTCTCCTGGATTGATTGTGCCAGTCACTTTGCAAGGAACACGTCCAGTCATTGCTAGTTTTACACCAACTGCACCTTCATTTAAAAGGAAGCCTGGTTCTGTGGATATAACACCTGCAACAGATGCATGAGCATCTTCATTGCACTTGCCAACTTTTTTGTTGCCGGTAAAATGCACAACATCCCCTGGTTCTAGATTGGTCTCGTCTGTTGGAAATATCTCAGCCAAGTCAGCATATTGTGCCTGTGTCACAGTACCAGTTATTGTACCTGAGACTCTCAATGCTTCATTTATCAATATTTCTGCAGAGTCAGTTGATTGAATTATGTTTACGTCTAGCACAGTGGTAACCAAACTGGTACAACTGGCAATCACAGTACCGCCTGATGTGATTGTTAAGTTTGTGTCATCCCCTTCAATTTTCTCACCAGCACCAAATACTAAACCAACACTGGTTGGAAGGTGTACATCTGTAGTTGCTGAAAGATTAATTTTTGCACCTGAGTCAATGGTTAAGTCTGTACCGTCAGATGCTATTTTTTCATTAGCATCAACAAATTGAATTGGTATTCCACTTGGTACAACAACTGCGGCCGCGGCACTCAAATTAATATTGTTGCCTGCTATTGTAAGGTCTGTACCATCACCTTCTATCTTCTCGCCATCATTGCCAAAAGTCAAACCAATATTGGCAGGTATGTTTATGTCGCCATTTGCACCTACTGTGATATTCAAGTCAGTGCCGTCTGATTCAATTTTTTCTGCTGTTGCAAAAGTTAATCCTTTACTTGCGGGTATGTTAACGTCTGCTGTTGGTGATAGGTTAATATTATTTCCAGTTATGGTTAAGTCAGTGCCATCACCTTCAATTTTTTCTCCGTCATCACCGAAAGTTATACCAATACTTGCTGGTATATTGATGTCACCACCTGATCCAACTGTAATAGTCAAGTCAGTACCATCTGATTCTATTTTTTCTGTTGTTGCAAAGGTCAATCCTTTACTTGCGGGTATGTTTACATCTGCTGTTGGTGATAGGTTAATGTTGTTACCAGTTATGGTTAAGTCAGTGCCATCACCTTCAATTTTTTCTGCATCGTCGCCAAAAGTTAAACCAATACTTGCTGGTATGTTGATGTCACCACCTGACCCAACTGCAAAAGTAATGTCTGTGCCGTCACCTGATATACTTTCTTCAGCGGCACCTAGTTGTAGTTGTTTACTTGCCGCAATCTTCAGTGCTGATACATCGCCATCTAATCTAAACACCTCAGTGGCAGCCCCGCCATCATTCACAGTGAATATTAAATCTTTGTCCGAAGTTGAATTGGCCACAGTCACATCACCACTTGATTGTGTGGCTGTAAATCCTGAAGTCAATGTAAATGCTGTACCAGTAATTGTTCCACCACCAATTGTACCTGTGGTTACTAAATTTTCATTGTCGAAGGAAATAGCACCTGTACTGTTCGTAATAGTTGCCGCATTAATAGTTGTTGTACCACCAATCACAGTAGTACCGGTTACACTAGTGCCTTCAAGACTTGCAACTATTGTGGCCTGTGAACTATCTGTTACTGATGTTGCTGTTGCAACAGAGTCTGATAATACTGCTTTGAATTTATCATCGCCTTCGTTCCAGTAAAACACTGCGGCGTTTCCTGCTGATCCACGTTGAATGAATATACCAGCATCAACATCCGCACCGCCGGAGTTAGTTTTGTTTAATTCTATAAGTGCATCTGCAACTTCCAAACTTGTTGTGTTCACTGATGTTGTGGTACCTGACACTGTCAAGTTGCCGCCTATTTGTGCATCGCCACCAACTTCAATGTTGCCAGTCATGCCTAAGTTTCTAATTGTGTCTATGTCGATATCACCGTCTGCTACAAGTGCTTTGTTGGCTGCCGCTGTGCCGTTTGTGATGCCATCTATTTTTTCAAGATCAGTTTCATTCATATCAGCCGATCCAATAATGAACGATCCTGTTGCTGTTACATTTCTAAATCCTGCTATGTCTTTGTTAGAGTCAGCAACAACTGCTTTTGATGCCGCCACAGTTCCATTTGTGATGCCGTCTAATTTTTCCAAATCAGTTTCATTAATATCTGCTGATCCAATTATAAATGAACCACCTGATGTGACACTGCCTGATGATGTAATTGCACCTGATGTAATTGTACCTGATGTAATTGTGCTGTTGGTTGTAAATGCACCATTTGCAAACAGTGCTCCTGATATGTTTACTGCATCAGCAATCTGAATTCCAGTTGAGTCATCGGAAGATATTTCATTAATTTTTATAGTTTGGAAGTCGCCAGTGGCCGCTGTAATTGTGCCAAGTGTGCCAATATCTTTTGACCCATCTACCACAAGTGCTTTATTAGCTGCCGCTGTGCCGTTTGTGATGCCATCTATTTTTTCGAGATCAGTTTCATTAATATCTGCTGATCCAATGATGAACGAACTGCCTGATGTAATACTGCTTGACGATGTAATTGCACCTGATGTGACAGTACTGTTGGTGCTGAATGCTCCGTTTGCAAACAGTGCGCCTGATATGTTTACTGCTTCATCTATTTGCAGTGCAGTTGAATCATCTGATTTAATTGTGCCTGCTATTATTAGATTATCATTGATTACAATACCTGTGGAATCTTCAGAAGAAATAGAATTCACTGTGGTGATATCTCCATCCATAGCAATGGTCAACACACCAGTGGATGCAGTTGAAGTGCTTATTCCGTTACCACCTGAAATCTGTAGCACGTCAGTGCCGCCTTGTAGGTATAATCCCACTGAGTCGTCTCCCGACACTTTGAAAATTGTTTCTGAAGCAAGTGCGGCTCTAGAGCCTCCTGCGTTGGTACCATCATGCACAACTAATCTATCATCGGTTGTATCAACAGTGATCTCACCCACTGCTCCTGTAAATGCATTATTCTGTGCTGTGGTTCCTCTTCTGAATTGGACTGTTGTTGGCATCGTATATTTATTAAGCTCCTACGTGACTCTCAGTTAAAGCNAAATCTGTAGTGGTTATACTACCAATAGGTTCCATACAGTCATACACTGTTTGTACACCTACACCAAATGCATCTGTGGCTGCTGTGTCACCAACTGCGGCATCATTGTCTTGAAAATCTGTGGCTGTAGAGTCATCTGATAAAGGAAATTCTGATTGTGTTGACAGCGGAAAGCCTGATTTTGAAAAATTTTCCTCTACAAAAGACACAGTAGTTACATCATCTCCAGTGACAGGAGTTTCACTTTGTGTGATTTTTCCTAACACATTAATAGAATCTTCTACCTGTATGCCTGTGGATGCATCTGCTCTGATAGGGCCACCAACTGTGATGCCATCGTTAAACAGCACACTGGTTGAATCAGCAGATGAAATGGTTTCTGTAACCAAACTGGATGAAGTCAGTATGCCAGAAGCAGTAACATTTCTTAAACTTGTAACATCGATGTTGCCGTCAGCAACCACTGCTTTGTTCGCGGCAGCTGTGCCATTTGTGATGCTATCAAGTTTTTCTAAATCAGTTTCATTTATATCTGCGTTGCCTATGATGAAAGATGTACCTGCTGTGATACTACCTGTGGCCACAGTAGCGGCTGATGTGATAGTGCCTGCGGCAGTGATGCCGTCATCAGTAATAATATTACCGCTGGAAGTGATTAAGCCTGTAACATTTACACTGTCTTCGATTTGAATAGCAGTTGATCCGTCTGCTTTAAGCGGCCCTGCTATTATCAAAGCATCGTTAATTAAAATGCCTGCGGAATCTTGAGATGTAATAATGTTTGTGTCTATTTGATTGGCGCTTAACACACCTGATATATTCAAATCATCTTGTACTTGAACACCAGTTGAATCTGTAGATGCAATTACATCTATGTCACCTTGATCAGCAAATTCTAACCCATTACCTGCAGAGTTTACACGTAATACTTGGCCAACACCGCCGATTGTGAGTGCTGAACCAGTGCCACCATTTGATAAAGGAATTGTCTCACCAGATTGAAATTCTCCTAAACCAGTGGCAACGTTGTCTGCGTCGAATACAACTCTGATTGGGGTTTTATCTGCCATGAATAATATTTATAGAACTAAAATTGAAACAGTGTGACTGCATCTTGAGTAGTCAGTGTTGCACCGTTAGCCAATTGAAATGTTTGCCCTGCTTCGGTATACACTGCGGCAGTTTCAATGGTGGCATTGAACTCTAAAGTAACCGCAGGAGTACTGAGTAAAAGTTGTGTATCTGTTAGTGATGTACTGCCGTCTGAGGTGAAAAGTTTTACAAGTTGCACTGGTCTAGTCGAAGTTTTATCTGTAGTACCATTCAGTGCAATAGAGTTGGTACCAACTTTGGATTCTGCTGGCAAAATAACTCCTGTGGATGCAATTGATATAGCGCCACTTCCGTCTGATGAAATGGTAGCACCTCCTAGATCAATTGTTTCTGCAGACAAATACGCAGTCTTCCATCGTCTTCCCTCTTTTCCTAAATCATACACACCATCTTGTGCTGGTACTAGATGTCCATCAAATTCAAAACCTGTGTCTGTAGAATCATCTACACTAAAACTGCTACCTACAATTCTAACATTTTCTATACCAATACCAATACTGCTACTGTCTTGTACAGATAGTTTTGACCCAACAATTTGTAAGTCGCCAAGGTCAGCGCCAGCACTTGCTGTTGAAGATACTGTGATGGTGCCATCTGAATTGGTTGTTGTTTCAATGCCTGATCCGCCTCTGATGTATAGAGAACCGCCATCTTGAATTGCTAATCCGGCTGAATCATCGCCTACAAATGTAATGCCTTGTGCTGAAGTACCTGTTGAACTCACTGTGATACTGCCATCTGAATTGGCAGATGTTTGTATACCATCGCCGCCTTGGATGTACAAGGATCCTCCACTTGCAATTTCCACAGTGGCCGAATCGTCCGCCACAAACAGAGTAGTACTGCTACCTCCACCTCCGCCACTAGTAGTGACTAGTGTACCGCCTGGAGTAACTCC